GAGTTCACAGACCTTGAAAACACGCAAACTAAAGAAGAAGTTGCAGAAGAAACAGGAACAGATGGAACTCAACTTAGTGCAATAGACAACGAAATTGCAGATGAGTTAATTAATTGCGGAGAAGTAATTGATGAAAATTGGGTATTGATCGACGAGTTTGAAGTTGATTATGATCAGGAAGATCAGATTGATCAAGAAATCGCCAATGCAAATAACAAGAAACAATCTTTACTATCCAAAGTTTACAATTTTGTAAGTACAGGTACTGCAATTCCCAGAGCGAAATCAGAACAAGACAAAGTAGTCGATGGATTTAAGTTTATCACTAGATACAAATATCAGGGAGGGATCAAAGATAATACTCGTGCTTTCTGTAAAAAAATGCTATCAGCAGACAAAGTATACAGAAAAGAAGACATCGTTAGAATGGGATCAGCTGCAGTCAATGCAGGATGGGGACCCAAAGGTGCAGATACCTATGATATCTTCCTTTACAAAGGTGGAGGTGCTTGCCACCACAAGTGGATCAGACAAACATTTGTTGCTTATGAAAAAGGACGTGGAATAGATCCATTAAGCCCGAACGCCAAAACGATCAGTACAAACAAAGCAGAACAAGCAGGTTACCGAGTTAGGAATCCACAACTAGTTTCTGTTAGACCAATTGATATGCCTAATCAGGGATTTTTACCAACGAATAAACGATTTAACTAATGGCAGAAGCACTATTTATCACGAGAGATGATATCGTACGTTACACGGCTTTAAATGGCAATGTAGACACGGACAAGTTCATTCAGTTTATCAAGATAGCTCAAGATATTCACATCCAGAATTACTTAGGTACAAAGCTATTCCAAAAGCTACAAGCTGACGTTATCGCAGGAACACTTACAGGAAACTATTTGACGTTGGTAACCACTTACGTCAAGCCAATGTTGATACATTGGGGAATGGTAGAATATTTACCTTTCGCAGCTTATACAATTGCAAACAAAGGAGTTTACAAACACTCGTCTGAGAACTCTGAAAACGTAGATAAAAACGAAGTTGACTATTTACTAGAAAAGGAAAGAAGTATTGCTCAGAACTACACTCAAAGGTTTATTGACTATATGGCATTTAACCAACCTTTGTTTCCAGAGTATCGTTCAAACAAAAATAACGATGTATTCCCTGATTCAATGAATAATCATACAGGTTGGTATATATGAGAAAACGGATTAAGCTAGGTAATTACAAACCTAAAGAAACTAATGTAGAGAAGCTTCGTGTTTTTCTAGCTAAACTAAACACACAACAAAATGGCAAATAGTAACGGATGGGGAGATGGTGCTGCCAACAACGCAATAGGTTGGGGACAAGGAGCAAACAACGCAATCGGATGGGGTAGTTCTCACGCTACATCGTGGGCAGGTGCTACTGACATCGTAGGAATTACAACAGACCCTGCTTCAAGTCAATTCTTTTCAGCAACAGGAATCACAGGAGCTACTCAACAGAGTGCAGTTGACGCATTAGTCAAAGGACTAAAAGCAGACGGACTATGGTCAAAGATGAAAGCGGTTTATCCGTTTGTTACTGACAATAGGAATATTATTAAAGTTAGTCAGGATTTCACTAATGGAGAATGGATAAATTTTAACATTCCAATAACTGCAAATACAACAATTGCTCCTGATGGAACATTGACTGCTGACACAGCAGATGTACAAAATAACCCAAGCGGAAATAGAATAAATCAAGTTGTAACGGTAACTCCAAATACAACATATACATTTTCATTCTACTCAAAAAGAGGAACTGCAACTTCATTAAAATATAGCGCTTATGATGCAACAAACGGTGCTGACATTGTAGTTCCAACATCATATTATTCTCAAACATCTTCAACTAATTGGTCAAGAATATCATTTACTTTTACAACTCCAAATAATTGTACAACTCTTTGGATTTATCCATTAAGAGATGCGGGAGCTCTTGGAACTTCTTTTTTGTGGGGAGCACAACTTGAACTCGGCTCAACTGCCACAACCTACCAACCAATAGCAACTACACAACAAGCATACATCTCATCACAGTTCAAGTACAACCTTGTCAACCCTGTTGACTCAGACGCTGCGTTTAGATTAGTATTCAACGGAGGATGGACGCATTCAAGTAATGGTGCTACTCCTAATGGAACTAATGGATATGCTGATACTAAGTTTAATCCGTCTTTAAGTGGGTTATCCTCTACAAGTACACATATATCTACTTATTTAAGAACTAATAACGATGGTGTTTATTGTGATATGGGTGCTTATGATGGAAATCCTGCAAACTATCAAATTTCTACTTATGCAAGAATTACAAATGTATGCTATGTAGATTTAGGAGCGCAATTACAAACAAGACAAACTTACGCAAACACGGATAGTAGTGGTTATTATGTAGCAAGTAGGACTGCAAATAATGTATTAAAAGCATTTAAAAATAATATACTTAAAGCAACTAACACAAATACAAATACATCTCCTATTACTGTACTAAATAAAAATGTATTTATATCAGCAAATAATGATGCAGGAGGTAGTGTTACTCAATTTTCAACACGTCAACAAGCATTTGCGTCAATTGGAGACGGACTTACCGACACCGAAGCATCAAACCTATACACACGAGTTCAAGCATATCAAACTGCATTATCTAGACAAGTATGAAACTAGCAGACATAACAACAGAGGACAAGACTACATTAGTAGCATTGTTGACAGAAGTAGAAAAAGACGAACTAATCGGAGTGCAATACGCACCTGATTCTATTTACAATCCTATTCAAGATTTTTACAACGATTGGATTATTTCACTAGAAGAAGTTCAAGACACCATTAATCCTGATACGATGTGGGTAAAAGACCTCAACATTATTGAGTACAAACCGAAACCAACTCCAAGTCCATTCAATGAAGACTAATCTTACAATCATAGCTTTTTCTATTTGTACGGTGCTTACTCCAATAGTACCTCTAGTTCTAATCGCAGTAGTAGCAATTATTTTAGATACGTGTTTCGGTATTTGGAAAAGCATTCGTAAAGCAGGATGGAAATCAATTCGCTCTCGTAGACTATCACACACCATCTCTAAGACACTTCTTTACTCAGGTGCGATAGTATTTGTGTTCCTGTTAGAAAAGTACGTTGTAGCCGATATTTTAGGACACTTCATTGCAATTGATTTACTAATGACAAAAGCCTTTACTACTTTCTGCGTTTACACGGAGGTAAAAAGTATAAACGAAAGTTACTTCTCAGTAACAGGAATCAACGTATGGGATAAGTTTGTAAAGTTTGCAAAACGCAGTAAAGAACAACTAGACGAAATCAAATGACACTAATAGAAAAATACGTTAAGTTCACGAAGAAATGGGAAGGTGGTCTATCCAGAGATAAATCAGATTCAGCATCTAGTTATCCGTGTCCAACTGCTTACAAGGGAAAAACGGGATATCACACGAATGCAGGAATAACTTACAAAGCGTGGGTTTCGTTTTTTGGAACTGACAACGACCATAGGTTTTATTTGATGAACGCTGAGGATTGGTTTGCAATCTTCAAAAAAGGTTATTGGGATGGCGTTAGAGGTGACGCTTATAATTCACAAAATATTGCAATATTTGTTACAGGTATGGCGTGGGGATCAGGAGTTAAACAAGCGTCTAAGTCTTTACAAGTAGCTATTAATCATTGTGGATTACAATGTACAGTAGACGGAATTATCGGATCAAAAACAATACTACTGGCAAATTCAATAGAGCCTAAGAAACTATTTGACGCATTAACTGCTGAAAGAGAAAGATTCTTTTACGCAATTGGAGTAGGTAAAAACGCTAAATTCTTGACAGGATGGTTAAACAGATTAAACGATTACCGATATACATTTCGACCTTAATTTTATTAGGTTCGTGTTCTGCTAATTATCACATCACAAAAGCAATCAAAAAAGGCTACCGATGTGACGAAACTAGCGACACAATACAAGTTTCGACAATAGACTCAATTCCTTACGTTTTAAGAGACTCAATTTATTGGGAGAAGGTAATTGTTCAGAAAGATACAATCGTTCGTTACAAGACTTCTTTCGTACCTAAAACACGATTCCTGACACGTATTGAATACAAGTACAAGACAAAATACATCAAAGCAGAAGCTCAAAAGGTAAAATACCAAAACAAGTACATCACCAAGACGAAAGTTAATTGGTTATTTGTAATCATTGCATTTATCGTAGGATTCCTAGTTAGGCTATCCATAAGCGAAACCTTCAGGAGCAGGATAAGACTTCTCACTAAACTTTAAGTATGAGCAAACAAAGTAGATTCAGATTACAAGAAGACGAAATAGAAATATTAAACTCTTACAGGGCAATTAAATTAGAATCTAACGGACTTGGATTAGACGATAAAGATGTAAAACACGGATGGATTAAAAACAAACACGCATCATTGTTCTTTAAAAATCCGAACTTTAAGGAAGCTGAGGAGGTAAACTACAAAGAGCTGCAGGAGTTGATCTTGCAAGACATCAAAGATTTCAAACCAGAATATCCAACTATTTTTAGGAATCCATCAACAGACGGACACTTATTAGTTGTTGATCCTGCTGACATTCACATCGGAAAGTTATGCGAAGCGTTTGAAACAGGAGAAGACTACAACAATCAGATCGCAGTTAAACGTGTTAAAGAAGGAGTTCAAGGAATCCTGGACAAGAGTTCTGGATTCAATATTGACAAGATCCTGTTTATCGGAGGTAATGACATTCTTCACATTGATACTCCAAAACGAACCACTACAGGAGGAACTCCACAAGACACGGACGGAATGTGGTACTCTAATTTTCTAATCGCAAAACAATTGTATGTTGATATTCTGGAAACTTTGTTGGCAGTCGCTGATGTTCATTTTACTTTTAATCCCTCTAATCACGATTACACGCACGGATTTTTTCTTGCGGACGTTATTCAGACGTGGTTTAGAGGTTGTGACAATATTACTTTTGATTGCAGCATTGCTCATCGCAAGGGATTTCTATATGGGAAGAATCTAATCGGAACAACTCACGGAGACGGAGCAAAACACGATCACTTACCTTTATTAATGGCAACCGAGTTTCCTCACGAATGGAGTTTAAGTAAGCACAGGTACGTTTATACGCATCACGTTCACCACAAGACAAGTAAAGACTATATCGGAGTTACCGTTGAATCACTTAGATCACCTTCAGGAACTGATTCCTGGCATCACAGAAATGGCTACCAACATTCACCTCAGGCAGTAGAAGGATTCCTGCATCACAAAGATTTCGGACAAGTTTGTAGAATATCACATATCTTTTAGTATATTTGCAACTCATAGTTTTTTGGTTAGGTTAGGGGATGTCGAAAGGCATCCCTTTTTTTATACTCTAAAACCTTAGTAAAATCAATCATTTTAAAAATAATTGTAAAAAAAGTGAAAATAATTGTTAAAAAGTTTGCTAGTTAAGAAATAGTCTTTATATTTGTATATAATTAATTCACAAACAAAAATTAAACGCTATGAAAAATTTAAAATTTACAGACTTAGAGAAAAAAGTATTAAGAAGCTACTTACCTTCTGAATTGAATTTAGATTGTATGTCAGACTGTTGTATTTCTTTAGTTGAATTATGTGCAAGAATCTTTACAAATGAATCAGAGTTTATTCATTTGAATATTTTAAAAGGTGCTTTAGGTAGTTTGACTAAAAAAAACATTCTTGAATGTGATGATTACGATAGCAACGGTTTTAATTTGATATTCTTATCTGAAAACTTTAATTGGACTCAGGAATCATTTAACAAAATAGTTTCTTTAACTAAATAACAAAACGAGGGGTGCGACTCGATAACGCACATTTTATGAAAGCAAGTAAATTAATAACTAAAGAACAAAGATGTAAAATGTATGGTGAATGGATTAGATTAAAACTAAATCATAAATATACATTTGAGCAATTTTTAACAAAAACAATTAAGCTATGAAAAAACAACAAATGATTAACACGATTATGCTTGAAGAACGCAAGTTGTGGAATGACCTTCAACAATGCATTGACACATTAGGAATGCGTGACCCTTTAACAGATGCAGCTGCTGCACGTTGGGCAGTTATTAATCAATTAGTAAAATCTTTAGGACTATGAAAAATTTAAACGAATCACAAAAAGACATTATCGGAACTATTTTAGCTTTGTCTTTATTTTGGCTTGTAATGGGTTATTTTTTAAATACCACACCAAACTACATTAAAGAAGATAAAATCATTCAGGACATCCCTGTACACGTGCAATCACCTGTATTAGAGAAATACGGAGAACTAATCACTAAAAACAAATAAGATGTTAGAAATAGAATACGACAAACAACAAATGGATGTATACTACGAGAAAGGTAAAATCTGTTTTATGATCACACTTAATTGGTGGTGGGATGATTACTCAAAAGACAGAATCTTTGATAACGAATGGGTAACTATTGACTTTGATATTGTAGAAGCTAAATGGTGGAAAGAAGATGTAGACGGAATGAACAAAATAAAACCTACGATTCTTTACAAAGAATGGATTGCAGAACAAATTGAGTTAATGCGTAGAAACGAAGGATTTTTGTTTGACGATATGAGAGAACGAATAGAAGAAATTCACCAAGACAGATACGAAGAATATGGTATTTAAACTACAACGGATGATCCAGTTCTGGAGAACTAAGTCGTCAGCGGAAACAATAAGAGGATCATTTAATGAAGATCTTTATAGAAGAATATGTGAAATAAAATTTAATCAAGAGTTATGAAGTATTACTGGAAAATGAAAAATGGTCAAGAAATAGACATTGACCAAATGACTGAAACGCATTTGCGTAACACGTTAAAAATGATTGTAAGAAACAGTCAGGTGAAACCTACTAAAACACGAATCGGAAACATAGAGCAAAACTTTATGGAGGAAGTTTACTTGGAGTACGCAGATGAAGAAACACTAGAAAACTTTTACGGATTTTGAGCTACAAGAGAAAAGAAAACTATGAAGCATCAATGCTAGGGATAGCAGTAAGCTTTGGAATCGGAGGGATATTAATAATTGTAAAACTAATCACCTTATGTATAAACTAACCTACATTATCGGACTTACGACCATTCAGGAATGGCGTTTCCACAGCAAGAACTTAGCACATTGGAAGAAATGGGATTTAATCGAAACAGGACGCTTTAACGATGGCAGTTTTAAAATTGAACAGATATGAAAAACGATTTAATAGAAAGAGTAACTTACCTGATAGAAAGAGACGAACTCAACAAACGTAACAGACGAAAAGAAAACATTTATAAGAAATGCTTCCTGATGAATCAACTACGAAAAGAGGAACTAACATTTAACGAAATAGGTGCTTACTTCAATCAGCATCACGCTAGTGTAATCCATAATATCCAAACGCATAAAAATCTAATGGAGTACAATAAAGACGAATACTTGTCCGTTGTTAGAGAATACCAAGTCTTTCTAGTTGACTCTAAATACATCCTGCAGCCACGAAACATCATAGACGATGTAAACAACTGCACAAGTCTTTACAAGCTCCTAAGAGTTAAACGATGGATTGCAGAAGGACGATATAATATTTTAGATAATGATGCAACTTTAATGGAATAAATACGTTATATTTGTACAGGTGTTGCAGACCTTAAAAAAAATTATTGAAAGTCCATTAGGGAGTAGTGCTGCAACCACGAAACTTAATGGGCTTTTTTATTGCTTAAAATGTTGCAGATGGCAAAAGACAAAAAATCGTTTATCCTTTACGTTGATCAAAAGGACTTATGGAACAAACTACCTGATGAGATTGCAGGTAAATTAATCAAACACATTTACTCTTACGTTAGTGATGAGAATCCTTCTAGTGATGACTTGATTGTGGAAATAGCTTTTGAGCCAATCAAACAACAGTTGAAGCGTGACCTTAAATTATTTGAAGAAAAGCGAGTAAAAAGAAGTGAAGCAGGTATAGCAGGAGCTAACAAAAGATGGCAACCGATAGCAAACGATAGCAAACGCATAAATGGTATAGCAAAAATAGCTGATAATGTTAATGTTAATGTTAATGATAATGTAATAGATAATATAGACTATCAAGCGTTGCTTGACTTTGTGAATAAATCTTTTGGTAGAAACTTTAAGGTAGTTGGTGATAAGGTACAACGCTCTTACAAATATAACAATTATTCCGTTACACTTTCAATTTCATTTAAATTTTTATAACGTCCTTCTGCAATCCATCTTTTAACCCTAAGCAGCTTGTAAAGACTTGTGCATCCGTTCACATCGTCAATGATGTTTCGTGGTTGCAGGATGTACTTGGAATCAACTAAGAACACTTGGTATTCTCTAATAACGGACAAGTATTCGTCTTTATTATACTCCATTAGATTTTTATGTGTTTGGATATTATGGATAACTGAAGCGTGATGCTGATTAAAGTAAGCACCTATTTCGTTAAAT